CCGCATTTCAGAACCTCCTTTGCCGAAGTTGCCGAAATTGTCCTATACGCGCGTATTCTTTTTATTTTTGCGTTTAGCATATCTCTCAAAGTGCGCTTTTATATGCTAATCCTCTTTTTTCTTTTTAATTAGAATTAAAGGCAACTATGGCAACCATATAGGATAAACCCTTGATACTACTGGGTTTTCGGGGTTGCCGTAAAAATCGTTTTTGCGGCAACCTGCGGCAACCCCTTGGCAACCGTGCGGAAACCTTACGAAAACCTCATTTTATTCCATTTTCCCCTCCTGTTGGTTAACGCGTTCAAACACCCGTTGAACGCCATATCCCGGGATTTTCGCCTTCCCTTTCCGCTCCACCCAGCCAGGCATGCGTCGCATGATGTCCATGATCTCCTTCGCCTCCCATGACTTCATGTCGCCGCGGCGCTTGCCGAGGCATTCCACCCATATCTGCGCGACGCAGACTCGCTGTCGCTTTTTCCCCGTTGGTCGGTCCATCTCGTCGAGCTCTTCGGATTCCAGCCACTCCTGGATCAGGCCCTCCCGCGGATCGATTTCTGTATGCGCTGCTTGTTGCCGTTCTGCTTCCTCGCGGGCTTCCTGATCCAGTTCGAGGCCCTCGCCCGCCCTGAACCACGTCAAAACTTCGGCCCAGATTTGCCCAACCAGCTCGTCCGTGAGGTGGTCCCAGTGGTTCAGCTTCGCGTTTTTCGGATCCACCTCTACCGGCCAAAATCGTCGGTTCCCGGTTGTGTCCCGGAGGAAGTCCCGCGTGTTCGTCGTGCCGAAAAACACGCACTTGCGCGGGAACTCCGACACCTGCCGGTCATACGCCACCCGGTAACGGTCTTCGGTCTTGGACAGAAACGCCTTCACTTCTTCAACCTCTGACCGCTTCATGGCGGATAGCTCGCTGATCTCGAAGATCCAGCCATTTTGCAGGTGCTCGCCGGCCTCTTTGTTCTCGAAGGTTTTGAGCGAGTCGGAAAACCACTTCCGGCCCAGCTTTGCAAGCAGCGAGCTCTTGCCGGCGCCCTGCGGCCCGATCAGGACGAGCATTTGGTCGAATTTGCACCCCGGTCGGTAGAGACGCGTGACGGCCGCGAGCAGCATTTTCCGCGTTACCTGGCGCACGTAGTGCGTATCCGCGGCGCCGAGGTATGTGATGAAGATCCGCTCCGCCCGCTGCACGCCGTCCCACACCTGCGATTCCAGGTATTCCTTGATCGGGTGGAACCGCCGGCGGCGGGTGACCTCGGTGAAGGCGTCGAGGATCGCCGCCGCGCCCCGGATGTTGTATTTCTTGCCGAACCAATGCCGGAGACGACGGTCGTCCTCCGCCAGCCACGGCTCATAGGGTGCGTCCGGCTTCAGGCGCTTGCGCCAGGGCAAGTCCTTGCGGATGACCTCGGTGTTGGCGAATTCATCGTAGGCCAGGACTCCCTTCCACTCGCCGCGGGAGAGGATGATTTCGATGTTTCCGGGCGTCGGCAGGATCTCGCCGGTCCGCTTGTGCCGTTCGAGCAGCTCCATCCAGCTGTCGTCGTCTTCCTCATCGTCGTCCGACTCTTCTTCCAGTTGCCGGGCGATTTCCTCATACTCCCGCTGCCGTTCTTCGGTCATGAGGCGTTTCACTGCCGGGTCCTGGGCGGCAAAGGCGCACATGGCGGCATAGCTCGGGAGCTTGGTGATGTTCGTCGTCTCCGTCACGTCGTCGTCCAAATGCCCGAACTTGTGGATCCGGACCAAATCGAACGCGTTGACCTCGCGGCCGCCGACCGGATCGCTCTGGTGGTGCGAATAGGCGAACGTGTCGTTATCGTAGACCACCAGGCCGCCGTGTCCGGTACCGTGGACGTAGGTGTAGCGGGTGAGGCTGTCGTCCACCGGCTCATAAACGTCCGGCAGAAACGTTGCGATCGCCTGGCTGATCGTGTAACACCGGCAGAAGGCACCCACCAGGCCCTGCTTCCCGTGCGGGTCCTCCATCTTTTTGGCCGCATGGCGCTCTGGCTTCTTCTCATCCGGATGACGCGGCCAGCTCGAAAAATCCTGCCAGTCAGCGTATTCCGCCAGCACCGTGTCGACGTCGATCGGATCGCCGTCGTAGACGAGCAGGACCGGCTCGGCGTCTTTGCTGCAGCTCGGCAGGTACATGAGCCGGTGGATGTCGAACGTGGTGCGGTCGAAGTAGTGCATCCCGATCCAGTCGGCGATCTTGCGACTGACAGCGCCGTACTCGTCCGGGCTCATCCTTCGGTTGGCGGGAGCGACGAGGCGGTATTTGGGTTTGTGCGGCCGGTGGCTGTGCGTGGAGTAGACGACGTATGCGTGGCCGCCCAGGGCAAGCTCGGCGGTGAACAGGAAATCCTCATCGGCGTGATCGGCGTCGAGCGTGATCAGGCTGCGGCTTTCGACGTTCTGCTTCTTCCGCCGGCCGCCGCGGATGAACCCGCCCACAAAGGCGGGCCCATTTTTCACTTTGTCCCGGGCGGGCGCACCCATCCGGTCGTATTCGGCCATGGTTTCGCTGGTGCGGCGGACCTTTCGCAGCCGTTCGACGAATTCTTCCCAGGTGAGGTATTCAGGTTTCCAGTTCGTATCAGCGCGGTGCTTGCCGAAACTGATGTCCAGTTCCATGTGATTCACCCCAGCATTTCGTCGAATGCCTCATCTACCGCCATTCGAAGGTTGTTTACTGCCACCCGGTAATAGCTCGCCTTGAGCTCGATGCCGACGAACCGGCGCCCCATCTTGATCGCCTGATACCCTTCCGAACCGATTCCAGCGAACGGGCTGAATACGATGTCTCCCGGATTACTCCAGAGCTCTACGCCCCGGGCAATTACGTCCAGCTGCAGCGGGCAGATGTGTTTTTCGTCCTTCTCATCCCGCGCTGACTTGTATTGCAGCGTGTAAGTCTGTCGGATGTCCATCCAAACCGGGGATGCATACCGGCGCCAGACATGATGCGAATACACAGGATCTTCTTTTGCCAGTGAGATGTTTTTGTGAATTCGGCTGTCTTTCAACTCCGGCGGCTTTTTTGGCGCGTCCGGTTCATTTTCCCCGATGAATCTCGTAAACCCATTGGGATGCGCGATCGGTTCCGGGTTGTCGCCCGGCTTCCGCATGGTGATCAGGTAATCAGGCAAGCCCTGACGGCACATCGCAGAATCCTTGACGATCTGCTTGTGCATCAGTCCGAGCGCCTTCGTTCGAGTAGCCTCTATGAGTGGATCCTTCCAAATCACTACTTTGGAATGGTAGATGAACCCCTCATCTTCAAACGCCTGCCGAAGCTGTGCCGGGAAATCTTTCAGTCCGATATAGCCGTCCCGGCTCTTCATCGCCGGCAAGTCCATGCAGTGAAAGCTCACGAGCCGCCCGGGGATCATAACTCGGTATAATTCCCGGATTAAGAACCGAAAGTGCTCGAAGAACTCTTCATCACTTCGGCAGTTCCCCATGTCGCGGTCGCTGTTGCTGTACGTGTAGAGCGACGCGAACGGCGGCGAGAAGATCGAATAATGAATGCTGTTGTCCGGCAGTCCGCGGGTGATCTCCACGCAATCGCCGTTGTAAATAGCGAAATCGTCCTCAATGACTTGGTCGATCACATTAACCGGTTGATGCAAAATTCTCACTCCTCAGCCACGACGGAATGATGAGCGGCCGCTTCGGCTCGTACTCGGCCACGTCGCGCTCCGCGTGCCGGATCGCCTCCGACGTGATGTCTTTGGTATACTGGACCATCTCGGCGACCATCCGTCGGAAATCGGCCTCTTTCCGCTTGATGTTCTCGGCCGTTGCGCCTTCCCGGCTGGACGTGATCATGTACACGTTGACCGGCCGCGTCTGTCCGAATCGGTAACACCGCCGAATCGCCTGAAAGACCTGCTCGAAGCTGTCCGAGAGCCCGACAAACGCCATGTCGGCGCAATGCTGCCAGTTCATCCCGAATCCGGCGATGGACGGTTTGGTGACCAGCACGCGGATTTTGCCGGCGGCGAAGTCGAGCATTGCTTGCTCTTTGAAAGCTGGTTTGTCGCTTCCGCGGATTTCGACGGCGCCGGGAATCGCCGCGGCCAGCATCTCCGATTCAGAATTGAGATCGCACCATACGAGGAACGGTCGATCCGTGCTGTTTGCGATCTCTGCCGCCGCAGCCACCCGCTCGGTTACCGTCTCCTTTCTTGCCCGCTGCCGCTGGGACAGTGTTTTTGCAGGCTCCCCCGGCACCTCAATGACGACATCCTGCACGTTGAGCGAAGGCAGGATGTAGCCGTCATCCGGGTATCCGAGGTCGGACGGCTTCTCCAGCATCACACCCCAGGAAGCGACCCAACGCCAGAACGCATCTTCTGCGTGCCCCTTAAGCCGCCATTTCTGTGTTTCGCCGCCATCGTGTACAAAGTAGGTCGAGAGCATTTCCGTCCGGCTCATGACGCCCAAGAATTCCGCATGGTTGCCGAGCTCCATGTAGTCGTTTGGCGCCGGCGTCGCTGTGCAGGCCAGCCGGTACGGTGTAAATGCGAACGACTCGATCAGCTCGGTCCGCATCTTGCCAGTGAAAGACTTGAGGATGGAGCTTTCATCCAGCACCACGCCTTCAAACAGCACCGGCTCGAAGTGATGAAGCATCTCGTA